CCCCCTAGAATTGTATAGGTCTTATCGTCCCAAAACAAATACCCTGCCGACAAAACAGTTTTAGGACGCATTTTTAGTGCGTCCTTGATGCTATGCCAACCTGCGCTTTCTTCGTAAGCGTCTAGCCATTCAACTTCATGGAGTTCACCCCTGGGATTAACTTTAGGCTGTCTCCGATTTCGTTGCTTCTGTCGTTCTTTACTTTTGCGAACCATGCTTCTCTCCCCGCTAATATATTCCATTCGTTAATTTCAAAGTGTTTAAATCCTCTTATAGCACCTTGTTTGACTGATTCCCAATCGGCATCATCTCCAACCATGATGCCACCGTCTTTGATCTTGGGCCACCAATTAATGATGTCATCTTCGACTGCTTCCATGGTATGTGCCCCATCGACAATTACCCCGAAAACTGAATTATCAGCAAAAGAATTAATAATATTGCGGTTATCAGATTTATTAACATTAACTATCACCCTTTCTTGTTCAATATGATCTGCTAAATTCCTCATAAAATCGTCGTACATGCTGTTTAAATTAACATTGGAGTGTTCCATACCCGAACCCTCAAAAGTATCTATCACATGGACCTTAACGTCGTGTTTTCCACTAAGTTCTAAGGCATCACACAGGAACCTTGTCGATCTGCCTGCAAAGCAGCCTATTTCGACGATATCATCACCGTCCTCACAGTATTTAACTAAGTTCATATATGCGTCGTGCATATTAAACCAACCTGGAATGTCTAAGTATTTATACATTTCTAGCGTACCTCCTGTCTATTATCCATGTCTTTCCAGAAGCGATCGCTTGCTGTATTTTTCTTTGATCCCGAATCTCTGTGATTATCTCGGTATCCTTCAATGTATGCTTCTAACATTATTTTATGCACTATCTCGGAAAATATTTTTTTATTTTGATTACTAGAGCTAAATAATTTTTTTCTCTTTGCTTCGCTTAATCCTCTTCCGATTAAGTTATTTCTTGTTGTTATGTCCATTAATTTTCTCCTTTGTTAAAATAATACAATCTGGGTTTCGTTCCTTGAGCAATAAAATGCTCGTTGGCTTTACGAATACCTTGATTGATGGAACTAATGGCTAAGTCATAGCATCTTCTTTTTTCTACACTATCCCTTAGCCCCTTATTTTTATTCTCTACTAAAAACGTTCTTAAATAAATCAACGTCTTGTAGTTAATATCCACTGGATATTTCTTTCCGTTTCTGCCGTACCTCATTTCTATTGGTTAAACAATTCATCGTGGGTGAATTGATTTGTTTCCTCCTCATTACTAAAAAGTATATCGATATGATACCTTTCGTTTTCTTTGATGTACTGTTTCATGGCGGGAAGTATTTTGTCTTTGTCCCCAATAAACGTTAAGGACTTCCAATCGCCATCGCCCAAATCCACTTTAATTGTTATGTCCAATTTCTTTTCCTGTGAATAAGGGTATCTTAGTCCAACCATGCTTTTCAATCAATATTTTTACTAAGTGATCGAATTTATATTTATCATCGGGGTGTGATTTCCAGATGTTATTGCTCTTCTCGTTCATGTTTAACTACCTCTCTTTCAATGAACTTTAATCCAGGCATGACTATTTCTTCATAATCGACGCCCATTCTTTCCACTATATCCACCAACGTATGTATGGTGATAGGATAGGGAAGCCTACAAACAAAGCTGTCATCTTTGATAACTCGCTTTTTTCTTGGCTTTTTAAATTGTAGAACTTTTTCCATATCTACCTTTCTCTTGTTATATAATTATATATAAACATTTATGGGTAAATGTCAAGGTGTCCGTGGTTAATGGAGGAATAGTGTGGGGGAAAGAATAAAAGCCCACGGACCACGGACGAGGGATAATTTACTATAGAAGAACCATTTTTTCAAAAATAAAAAAAATATTTTTTATTTTATCGAAATATCATTCTTCCATTCTTCCAATCAAAATAATATAGTAAATTCAATTACTTATTCCAATTTCTTCTATTCTTCTCTCATTCTTCCACCATTCTTCCATTCTTCCAATAAATATCCTTTAAGGGAGCACCCCTTGACTACTATTATTATTTTTCAATTGCTTTTTGAAAATTTGTCACTTATAAGGGAAATATCATGAAGTTTAGAAAACCGGGTGATGACATAATCTTAACTAAGGAATTAGCTGAGATGAGGGAGGAACTCACAGGAAAGCAACAGTCTTTTGCTGAACACCTAGTGGCACAGGAAAATAGGAAAACTGCTAGGGAGTGTGCAATTTTGGCAGGATACCCCGAAAAGTCTGCTAGAGCAAAAGCATCTCAATTACAGAACCCTAAGTTATTTCCTAAGGTTCATGCCTATATAAGAGCCTTACAAGAGGATCTTTGGAACAAGTATAAGATTTCCCCTGTCACCCATATGCGAAGGCTCCACGAGATAGGTCTACGGGCAGAAAATCCTAGTGAAAAGGACATAGAAAAGTTTGATATGAAACCTGATTTAAAAACGGCTCTCGCTGCTGAAATAAGTAGAGGCAAGGCCGCAGGTTATTATGACAAAAAGGAAAAACAAACAGGTAAAGGAATTGATAATCTAACACTAGAAGAAGTAGATAATTTATTGCAACAATTAAGAAGAACCTCTATTATAGAGGCAACCCCTACTGATTTGGATATGGAGGAAAATGGATCCAAGACAGTACAAAGCGACAGTAAGTCAGAACAAGGCGATCAACAAATTTCTTGAAGAGGGATATTACGTCTTTACTAATGTTTGTGAACAAGGCCCTATTGATATCATTGTTGTTAATCCAAAAAACGGCAAATCGCATTTTCTTGATATTAAAACCTCTAAAGGAACTAGAATAATAAATGGCAAGTCGGCAGGTGGTGGAGGTACAAAACTTAAACCCTACCAAAAAGAACTCGGTGTTAGACTCTGCATTGTCGAAGGAGAAGAAGTTCGTGTTGTTGAAACAAGAGAAACGATCATTAAAAGACAGAAAACAAAGAGGACAGCAGCCTTCGTCAAAGCGAGGAAGGGAATCAACCTTTTGGAAGAATGTTAAATCTATAACTCCCAATATTTATTGGACTAGAATTGAAACATATGGAACACCTGGAATACCCGACCTTATGGGCGTGTGCCTGTCCCCGAAATTAAAACGTAATGTTTCATTTTGGTGCGAACTAAAGATATCAAAGGGCTTGTGCTTGAATCTGAGTCCTTTCCAAATAGCTTGGAATATTAAACGATATTCTCTTTGTAAGGACAACTTTATCATGGCAAAAATTCCGGAAACAAGACAGGTTATGTTTTGGACTGGTGCTTGTTCACGAGAGTTAGCTATAAATTATAAAGAAGTAGAACCCTTATTCGTTGTCAATCAACCCTATACGCATGTGCTTGAATCCGAAATAATAAAAGTGCTTGTGCATGTACCTTAAAATTTCGGTATGAATACTTCTCCAGCTCGGATTCGATTCTGGTAATTTTTTATTACTTCCCAGATTCGTTGCTGTCCTGCTGAATCTTCGGTGTTCAACATCTGCCTTCGTAAACCAGCTATAATATCAAACACCGAATCTAATCTCGAATCTGGTAATGGATTATTACTCATCTTCTTCTACATCTGAATGATTGTTATAAGAATAATCATCATCTTCTTCTATCCACCCCTCACCCCTTAGGGCTAGTTCTTCAGCTTCTTCTTGATTCTTAGCTTCAACTCTATAGTGTTTTTGAACTGTGTATTCTAACATTACTTTATATGTTTTCATTTCCCTCTCTTTATTCCCTTCCAAACATTAAATTGACCGACTATAAATATGAAAGCACTGTCCTTATCATTTTCAATTTTCTTATAATAAGTTTCTTTTACCCATTTAAATTTTGAATCGTTATGCACCAATTCATAAAATAAATCTAATTCATCTGCTTCGTTCATTATTCTTCCTTTCTTCCTATACATTCAATAGCTACCTCATCATAGCCTTTCTCAATCCATTCCCTAAAATGTTTAATGGCTCGATCTAAGTCGGTGTAGTAATCATCAACTCCACCAACCCAAACAATATATTTATACTTCATTATTGTTTCCTCACGTATGCATGATAGTCCTCTGGATTT